TACTGCGACATATTTAAGATGCAGGTTCGCGTCCATACAGACTTTAGCTAGCCTCATACCTACACTACTATCATCTTTTACATCTTGTAGCTTGTTCACAAACTCACTACTCAAGGGCCGTGGCATAGCGTTTCCTTATTTCTTTTTAGCCCATTTCTTAACCGTATCCGATATATCTACCGGCGCTTGGGGCTTATCACCACCCTGCACCTTCGGATACTCCTGCGTAACTTCTGGAGCTGCCTCTTCAGACTCTTCTTCAGATTGAACCACGGTCAGCTTCACTGCATCCTCCGCAGCCTTGCTCTTACCTTGCTGCACTACAGTCGGGATATCTTCAGTCGGCACGACCCCAGCCGGAGACAAAAGCAGCTTAGGTGCTGTAGCCTTTGTATCAAACTGAAGCTTGGTGATAACGCGGTTCGCGCTGATGTTGTTATTGCCCAGCATATTTATATAGGGCTTAAACGGACGCCGACCATTGTCTTCCTCACCCCAAGTCGAAGTAGCGGGGAACACAAGCTGGAGTACATCGCCGCCGACGTTATTCGGAAGAACAACTGCCGTACGCCAGTGCAGCCTGCAAGCTGTACCCTTACCGCCACCACCCGAACCTTTTACGCTATGCGGACATGAATTGCATGAGCTGGCTACCGGGTTTTTAACATCCGGATGCGGCGTCTTCGCATCTTGTGACCAACAGACCGGGGATACTTTAGCCCCCTCTTTAAAGGTGTCTTTATAGTACATCCGCGATGGGTCATGCGCCATCTTGACGATGATTACGTTCATGTGCCTATCTTCTATAGAGGCAATTTCTTTACCATTAGCGATAAGCCGGAACACCCCACCCTTGATAGAAATTCGCTTGTTACCCCCCTTAGCACTACCGCCAGCTACTGCCAGCGTATCCTCATCGAGCCCCGTTTCGATAAGACTCGGATTGTTTTGCATCAGGACTGCGAGTTCATTACTCATTACTATATCTCCTAACTAGATTTAACTTTTGGTAGGTCTACGAACTGTGATTGCGTATTCCCGCATCACGTTTACACCGGGCGGTAGACCGTCACCCGAGTGCTCCCCCATATACTCTTTGAAATTGGACTGGTTAATCGTTTTTGCAAGAAGATCAACTAATCCATTTTCTACTACGAAACCTTTGAAGTTATCCCAATCAGAGCAGATATAACGCTCTTTGAGACTGCGTATGATGGTGCCTGCCGGGGTCTTGATACTATCCGCCCCAGTCGTGGAACATAGGTCCATCAATACAGTGTTGAGGTCTTCTATGTCTTTCTTTAGCTTTGCATCTTCCTCCTCGTACTTCTTTAGTAAAGCTGATCTTGCATCGCGTATTGCTACGTATGCAGATGCTATTGCTTCGGCGTCCACGTTAAGCTCCTATCTCCTGTTTATAAAGGTCAACCAACTTGATATGTGCATCAACTTTACCCTGTAGCATCGCGTAAATCTTATGCTCTACTTCAGAGCCCTGCAAATGAACCACTGTCATTTTGTTACGTTGCCCAACACGATCAATACGTCCAATACATTGTATGTATGTCTCCACACTCATAACCGGTGACCAGAAAACAATAGTATCTGCGGCAGTGAGTGTTACTCCATGCGAAGCTGATTGCGGTTGAATTATTAAAAGCTTGGGGTCTTGTTGCTGCTGAAACTTATCTATTATTGCTGCTCGTTCACGGGCACTTACAGAACCATTGATACAGTCATAAGTGTAGCCGTTACTTTTTACAAAATCTCCTACAACACCTATCGTGTGCAGATAGGGCACAAATATTATTACTTTGTTGCTGGTCTCGTCAAGCACTTCTTTAAGTGCTTTTAGTCGGGGGGATACATCAAACTCAACTACAGACTTGTCATCAGTATATACCGCTCCCCCAGATATCTGCAATAGTTTGTTAAGGTTCGCCGCTGCATTAACTGCGCTTATGCTTTGACCAGCAGCTTCTATTAACATTTGAGCTTTTAGTTTTTTATAGTAAGCCGCTACGCTAGGCACCAAAGGTACATCCCTAGTCTGGTACATAACATCAGGTAGATCTAAGCACTCTTTCTTCGTAAATCTTATAGCTGGCTGCAAGGCTCTATGAACTAAATTCTCTGACCTCGGTCTGGGCACCCATCTAAATCTACCTGCCGGTGCCATCACCATATCGCGCCATGCGGTGTAGAACTTCGGCACCCCGCCGGGGTTTATAAATTTTGCTAATCCAAAAGCGTCAAGCGGGGATTGAGAAGCCGGGGTACCTGTTAACATCCATAGACGTGTTGATGGTAGTAGAGTTTTAGCTAGGGCTTTCCATCGTTTAGTAGAAGCGGTCTTATATGCGTTTGCCTCATCCACTACTATCAGATCAAATTTATCCAGTAAATCTTCGCGTACTATGTCTACTCCATCATAATTAATAATCACAAAATCGTAGCTACCATTTATAATTTTCTTACGTCTATCTACATTTCCGTGCGCCACCCCAGCAGTCCTGTGCATCGCCGTATTAAATATATCAGCCTGCCAAGCGGAATACATAATTGATAGCGGGCATATTATCAGTACTCGTTTAACGAGCCCGAGCTCCATCAGGTAATCCGCAGCCCATATCACCGAGGAAGTTTTACCTGTACCCGCTTCATTAAAACAGAACGCCCTACGTCGTAGGCTTAGGAATGATGCTGTTGTTTTCTGGTGGTCAAATGGTTTATATAGCCCCGGCCAACTGTAGTCCCGCAACATCGGGGAGGGTAGATTCTTATTGGTTAAGCTAGTAAGAAAAGATGTTTCATTATGCCCCCAATAGACTAGGATATCCTTCTTATCCCCTTTATTTTGTATTAGCTCACTGTTTTCTAATACATCAAAAACCCGGTCTGCGATTGAGTTATCTACTGTTAATTTGATGGCGGTATCTTCAATAATTTCCATTATTAGACTCATGTAAATGAACTACCCCTTACGGGGGTGAGTCGCCTAAACCCTAGTTGGAGGAGCCTCACGGAGGTAGAACCATGTTTAGGTGACGCGGTTTATAGGGCATGGAATACCCTGATGGTCTCCACTCACGCCTTACGAGATTTCCAGCAAAGAACTATTTCATCGCCCCGCTAGACTTCCTAGCAAACGAACGATTTTTGTGGGGGGATTCCAGTCTCACTCCATCTTTATTGGTACCGCCTTTAGATAATGCTTTGACATGAGCGACATCTTTACCCTTGCGACTAACGCCTTTCTTATCCAGCTTACGTCTGGCACGTTGCCGCTCCATACGGTTCTCATGCTCGCCCCGTTCTACCTGCTGCTTGTATTCTTTCTTATACGGTCTTGATTTATTTACGTAAGGCATTCTATCTCTCCTTATGAAATTCACATGTTCTTACCGGGCACCAACCACATAACGGAGTAGGGTTAGCTGGCCAGCTATTATTTTCAAATGACAACTTCAATCTCGTAGTCTTATATATAAATGGTTCCCACAGTTTATCTATGTCTTCTACTTCGTAGTCTTCTGTTATGAAACTATCGTGCATCACGAACAGAAGCCCTGCCTTAACATGAGTTACATCCTCAAAATTAGCGAATGTAAGAAGGGCCATTAATTTTAGCTGGTCTAAGTCGGGGTATCTATTACTCCCTGTCTTATAGTCAACAACGTATGCAGTAGCCCCATCAACGACTAACAGATCAGCAATACCTCTTACCCAGTAATCCTGCGCTCCAAACGTGCACGGCTTCCTTTCTTCGGTTACTGCCATCCTATGTTCGGGATACCTCTGGCCCGGTATCTCAAGTAACGTATCAAGTACAGGCTTAAATCTTTGATAGTTCTTTTGTAATTCTTTCCCGTCAGCTACATAGTCTTCTAATGCTTTATGGACTTCGGTGCCATACAGCATCTGCGGAGTAACACTCTTCGTAAAATTCTTTTTGACTTTAACTTCTTCATACTGTTTGGGACAATTTAAATACTCTTTTAGACTTGAGAACGACCATTTAACTGTCATGACGGGTGAACCTCGTAAAGAACAATACTACATAAGTTTAACACCCGCCGTAATTATTTGCAAACTTAGCTTCGCAAGCCACTGGTAAATCAGGGCACCAACTTCTTGGTTTAGACATTACTTTAGTAATGTAGTCCATAGCTTCATCGGCTTCGTCTTCTGCCGCCACGCAAACCGCAGCGTCATGCACTGTCAACACGGGTCTATACGTATCACTCATCTCCAGCATCTGTTCCCCCACTACAATCCTTGCCAGAGCCTGAACGATGTTCTCTACTATGGCCCCGCCCCAGAGCGACACTACCCCCTTACGGGAGTCATAGACAAACTTACCGTCTTCTCTCCGTAGATTCTTATATCTTATGTATAACCCATTCGGTAATCTGAGTCCTATCGGAGTTACTCGGACCGCTTCGGTCTTCCCCAGATAATACTCCCCATGTTCTTCAGGCCATGCTATCAGGTGCCGTAGGCAGTTCTCAGCCTCGTTCCATAGGTTCACTATCTTATCGTTGGTAGTTCTATAGATATCTACTATCTCCTTACACCTATCTATATCTAGCACTGCTCCGGGCGGCTGCGTCTTTAACGTATGCTGTAGCTTAGCTGCCCCCGTGCCGTAGCCTAGCCCCAAGATGCAGGTCTTGCCTACAAACCTCTCCACTGGATCAGCCTTGGTAATCTCCCGCGCATACACCTTAGTGGCAAACTCGCAATAAACGTCTCGCTTCTTGGCGAATGCTTCTACTACATCATCCTGCCCAGCCAGCCACGCCAGCACCCTAGCCTCTATCTGGGAAGAGTCGCAGTTAATTATCACGTACCCCTCGGGGGCCACAACTGCATTCTTCAACGTCTTCTTTTTCTTGTCCCTGCTAGGCAAGTTCTGGAAGTTAACCTTATCCGACCCCGCCCACCTGCCAGTGTGCGCCCCGTAATACTTGAGGGGTATGGGTAACATGCCACGGTTACGCTCCCCCGTCTTTATAAATCTTTCTATCCTAGACTCTTCGATGGTTGACTTAGTACCCAGACGCACCGCGCATAGATGCTGTATAAAGCTATCCTCATGTTCTGTCAGGGCAATAAATCCTTCATCGTTCTTGGCTAGTGCGTAGGTCTCCCTGCCCGTAGTCGGGCTAGTCTTAGTGGGCGGCTCTACACCAAAAGACCTCAGTAGTTCGGCAAACTGTTTATTACTAGAGAGCTTCTTGCGTACAGCTTCTTCCGGGTCCTCTTCCTCGCCGCAGCCTAGCCTATCTACCAGAGTGCCCAGTAAATTCTTCTTCTCTTCCCGCAACTCTATCAGCCGCTGTTCCAGAAGATCGCCATCCACATACAAACGCGGCTGAATAAACATACGAAGAGTAATGTCTATTAGCTGGGCTTCTTCTGGCGGAAATTCCGCAGATAGGATATTGAATAGTTTATAGGTCAGCTCTACGTCGTTCTTACAGTATTCGCCATACTGGGCTAAGTCTTCCGGAGTGAAGTCCGCACGGCGTTTACCCTTAGCAGCTACTACTTCGGTGCCCTTCTGCCCGAGCTTATAGTGTTCACTTAACGCGGCTAGTGACCCGCCAGCATCTACGCCGTGTATCGCCCTTGCCATACAGAGAGTATCAAGATACATCACTGGGGATATATTAAAGAACCAGCGCAGTATCGCCCCATCAAACATGGTGTTATGACAGAGGAGCGCGGAGTTAGCCCAGTCATGCCCCAGTAAGTATCTACGAAGTTCCTCCTGTGTCCCCGTATACCACTCGACAGGCGCATCGTTGACCTTTATTCCCACTCCAATAACTTCAAACCGAGGATCACGTATGTATTCCTCAGTAGATAGATTACTAAGAGAGAAGCCTTGAGCGTAGTAGGTCTCTAAGTCTAGAGTAATAATGTCCATCTAAGCGGCTCTTACTCGTCCCTCACGGATACCACGCTCATACAAAGCGGCAGCACTCCATACCACCTCACGGTGCATACCTTTAGCCCTAACGCTAACGATCCCTTCGCCGTCTATCGTAATAATCAGATTGCGAGTGCCCTTGTCCATTACTGTAGCGCCGACTTCCCGACTGAGTTTCTTGGCTGAATCTAACTTGGTGGTCACTGTTTACTCCTTATCAGTTGCACTGCGGGTTCTTCCAATACATCTTTGCGATACTGTTCGACGGTCTTAGCTATATCAGTTTGCGCGGCGTTAGTCGGTTTAAACTTACACTTAGGATCGACTATGTATTTCTTACGCTCCCTCAAATACTTAATGGCTGCTTCCCGTTTAGCTTCAAGTGATGGCATGTCAACCTCCCGTAAAGAATTTATGATCCCATCCGTGCAAGCGGCATACTAGCTTAGCACGTTTCCTAAAGTCCTGATTGTGCTGCGCAGGTGTGCTGGTCTTCTGTATCGTCTGCACCAAATGCAGCATCTCATGCGCCAACGTCTGTACAACATTAAACGTATGGTCATGCACTGCCGCGCTAATTTTTATCTTGTGGGGCTTGGTAGCGTCAGTGCTTTCAAGAAACTCCCCCATAACATCCTTGCGGTGGGGTAATTCAAAGACTACCCACTCGCTGCTTGGCAGGTTCCACTTATCAAATGGAGGTAGCTGCCGTAGGCAGTCGTACATAGCCGCAAGGTGTTTGGGTTCGTATTTCAAAATGGTGCTACCTCACAAGATGATGGGTCTATTTTTTCTCTTGGGCCTCTTCGTGCTTTTGGCTTTACGCTTTTTGGTCCAGTACTTGCTGGTCTTATTGTAAGCTCTTTTGGCTCGGGCGGCTGGTTGGTCTTTATTAAACTCTTCGGAAATGGCCACGACGTGGGGACTGAAATCATATTTTGAAATACTCTCATTGGGTTCAAGTTTGTAAGGTGCTTCCTCGGCATCTCGTAGACGCTTGCCTTCTTCAGCCGTCTTAAACAGCCCATACAGAAACCACAACCCTGCAGGGGCAACAACCGCCAGAATAAAAATCTCAACCAAACTCACTTGTCTTCTCCTTCAATGTTTATACGATCAATTAGCGCCAAGTAACCTATGGCGTCTACTAGGTTGTCCTGCTTTAGTTCGTGCATCTGTCTACTCATTTTCAACAACACCATCATCCAGCATATGTCCTCCTCTGTTAGCGGGGTTTTAATCCCGTACTTCTGGTTAATGTAACTTCTCCACATACCTGCAATACGACGCAGGTTAACTGCAGGATGCCCGTAAGTCTTCTCCCTGTCACCAAAGATGATGTCTCGGGCCTCGTCTATTGCGTGTTTGGTTGTCATCACGATCTCCAGATGTACTCACCCTTGGCCGTTACTTCAGTCTTATTCCCGCACACGTCACACTTGTCGTTCGTCCAGCTTCCCTTAGCCCAGTCGGTAGGCTTGCCGCCCATCTTCCCGGCACAGGTCATGCACAAGCGTTCGTACTCCTTCTCGTCGTCCATCTCGTGCACTTCTTTTTCGTAGTACGATCTCATGAATAATTTCATTTCATTTCTCCTTTACTGCGTAATACCTGAGTACGGTTTCAAAAGCGTCGATCATGGCTTTTATTTGTTCTACATCTTCTTTCTTATTAGTGCTAAATACAGCGCACCATCTTCCTTCTTTATGCTTCTGAAGGTCTGAACGCAGCAGCTCCATTATGAAAATCAGTTCTTGTTGAACAATGTTAGATGCTGTGTCGTGGTCTATTTTTATTTCTATTTTCATCTCCACCTCCAGCACTTTAGTTTCCCATCTTCCAGCACAAACACAGTCATCGCACCGTCAACGTCAGGCAGCTTACATGCCATCGCCATCTTGCGCTGCTGACTATCTAAGTTATCAGGTACATTGTAATAAGCGTTGGTCGCAACCGCTGCCATACCCACCCCGCCCACGAAACCCATTAGCGCAGACAGCCACATCCAG